GTGAGCCGAAAGGGGGTTGACGGTAGTCGTACCGGATACCCATTCATCACACCCGGCAACAAGGCATACCTTGCTACAGGAAGTCGACTGCAAGGATATCCACGACGACTCCATGAATATCAACCTTATCCCGTGACATGATTATGTCCTCAAACAGGTCAAGAACGTCGGAGGAGTATAGGTGGTAACGTTCATAACAAAAGCTGAAAAAATCGTCCTCGCTGATTACGTCCTCCACAACAATCTTTTGACGGATGTTGTGGAGAGTTACACCAGCGGAACGAGCATTCCAGCTTATGTCAATCGCGCTTTTGGCTTTCTCCCTATCGCGCACCTCCGCAAATTCAATCAAAAACCTGCGCAAGAACATGTCACGCACGGGAGGCAGATGTCGAAACTCATAGGCGTAGCCCACAGACTTGCCTGCCATATACCCGGCATCGCTCACCCCGTCATTGTTATTTGCCCTCATATTAAATCTACCGATGGCTTTGCCCAGTATGGGGACCGTGAGGTGCATACCATCGCGACGAGGAACAAAAAACCGTGACAGGAATGAGCACTCGAACAGTGTGCTGCGGCGAAAGACCTTACAATCCATCCTAGCCTCACTAGCAATGGAACTGTAAGTCTTGCAAGCATACCGACCGAGGCCGTATATAACAGCAAGCATGTCATCACCTAATATCATCGCCCTGCTCTTGCGTGCCCGAGAAGCACGCAGGAAAGAATACAGGATGATGCCATTCCAGAGCGTGTTGCGAAATGTAGTATCAGTAGCGCCCGTAGGAAGCATATGCTGCAACGATGCGGTAACCCCGTGTGTTTTAGACTTGACAGTGAATTTGCCCGTCTTCAGGTGAAGGCGAACAAACCACTCGGGACACCCGAGGAGCCGCATGGCAGCCACTTCAAACAGTTGTACGTCTCTACATTGAGTTTTGTCATTGCTCGAGAAATCGGCTTCGACCCACGCTGGTTTAGGATCGAGCGGCGAATCATGATTCTCCAAGTACTCAGTATAATCAGTTGGAACTTTCTTATACGATGTGCGAAACTGGTAAGGTCCTTTGACAGACTCCAAGAGCAAGTCAAATCGCCTCATCAGTTCGTTGAAAATTGGCCCGGAAATCGCGTTATAAAGGTCAGTTCCTTTAAAGATAACGCGAGGTGCCCAATTGGGCTTGTGTTCAACCAGAAGAGCCTCGACTTTCACGAATACATCCTTGGTAGTATAATCTTTAATGCTTGACGAAACAAGATTATCCAAGGCAGCATCCATTCGGTCGCGCTTTTCCTGGCCAAACTTGGCGAGCCAATCTTCGTACAAGGTAGAAGTCCATTCAAACTGATCAAATGAGCCATGCTCTGCAAACAGATAGTCAAAGAACGCACGGCTATCATGTACGATGCGAGCAGAAACTCTACCATCGCAGTGATAATTGCATCTCTTGCGAAAAGCCGCAAGAAAGTTGGAATAGCCGTTGTCTGGGACCACTGGGTGCATCCCGGCAAGGAGAG